TCTCCAGCTTGACGCGAATCCCTCGATCATCCGCAATTGCTTGATCGAGAAGATCATAGCAATCGTGGAAGGCTAGTCGAGAAGTGCTTATGCCCATGAGTCATCGTCCTTTCTGATCCATGACAACTCCTTTGAAGAGATTTCAAAGAGCGACTTCTTCGCTCTGGTGATGATGACGTAACGCAGGTTTAGCTCTTGCTCTTCTTGCTCACCAATGAGGTTAGGATCGAGATGGTAAACATAGTCCCACTCAAGACCTTTCGCCTTATGTCCTGTGGTCAAGTAGAGAGTGCCCTTCTGCGAGAAGAGATGTTGAACGTAAGCGACGGCGTGACAAAGTTTGCTGCCTTGTTCAGCAAAGATCCTCATGCAATCGGCCATGTCGTTTATCGACTGCGGCGCTTGGGACGTGGAGAGCTTATTGTCGCGCCAGTCTTCGATAGCGGCGATGACACTAGCTTTAGGCATGTCGTCGTCACCCATCTTTTTAAGGATGTTGAGGATTCGTGGTCCAAGATCACTTCCAGCAACCGACACTGATCTGCCTTCCCGAAGCAAGGAGAAAGCGAGCCGAAATAAGGGAGCGTTATTTCGACAGATGATTGCTGAAAGCTGCTTTCCTTTATCGTCAACTCCGTCCAAGAAATCTCTCGGTGACAGGCTCCGCAGAACTTGGATTTCTCCACCATCTTTCACCCACTTTAGCTTTGGTGCTCTGAATCGAGCGGCCTCAACGATGGCCCTAGGGCATCTGAAAGAGACAGAGAGGTCGGCCTCGACCATCGAGAACTTGTCTCTGAGCCTGTCCATACCGTCGGTGACAGCACCCCGAAAAGCGTAAATGCTTTGCCAACGGTCCCCAACAGCACTGACCCTATCGGTGACGAGTCGGTGGAGCAGCGCATGGTTAACGGGGTTAAGATCTTGGGCTTCATCGACACCGATAAAGGGATATCGAGGAAATGCACCCCCGAACAGACCGGGCATGTATACTTGATCGTTAAAATCAAGCCCCCCTTCATAAGCAACTTTGATTGATGTGCAGAGGATATCATCGACGAGCCATGAGATAAACGCCGTTGGCTTTTCATCGAGCCTCTTGTGGAACGTTTCCTTGTCGATAAGCGTGTGATCGCCATTTTCGTATTTTCCTTCTGGAATATAACCTAGTGCCTTGGCCTTTGAGATAGCATCCATAACTTCAAAGTAGGAATCTCTTGCTTCTTTCTTATCATCTCCTTCAAGTTGATTGACAGTAGCACTGAAGATGTCCTGCATTTTGCAAGGTCTGCCGTTTCTGCTGAGGATTATAGCCTTGCCAACGGTAGTACCCCAAACACGATGTCCAAGAGAATTGAGAGTCCGAATGTCAACGTTCTTAGCAAAGCAGGTGCCTTCGCCGGTTTTGGCAACTTCCTTCCGCTCTAACTCAGCATCTTCAACAATGCGCTTATTAAAGGCAAGATAGAGGGATGGCTCGTCAGGCATAGCCATCTTCAACGTGGTGGTCTTGCCTGAACCGGCATAAGCGTTGATAAGGAGGTTGTCGTTTGTGTTGTCGATTATCTCCTTGATTCTGACTTGCTCGTCAGTCGCTTCTAATTTAGGTTCGTTCAGCATTGCCTTGACCTTTCGTTAGATACGGTTCCATGTCTGCTCTTTCTTCCTCTTCGATCCATTTCTCCATCTTAACAATTCTGGGAATGATGCCATTGAGTCGGCCGTGGATTGCCTTGAGCGATTGGTCATTCTCACACCGTTCAAGACGATTAACTCGAACTTCAAGGTCCAACAGAATATTGCTTAACCTTTCATCCATGCTAACGATTCTCGCTTCCAGAAGCCCAACCGCATTTGATAATTGGTCGGTCTTAGGGATGCCACCTGACCCTTTGAAACGAGCATTGCCAATGATCTGCCTGCGAAGGTCTTGGATGTTGGTGAGGGTAACACCGAACTTGTCGGCTACCTTCTGATCGCTCCAGCCATCGTCATAAGCGGCAAAGCCATCTCCATCCAAGCGACAGATGGTTTCAACGAACTTGCCTGCCTCAAAGACTTCTTTCTTAGATAGGATTTTCTTGTGCATTTGATACTCCTAACCTGTCCCATTCTTCAATCGAATACTCGTTGTACATTGCTTCCTCGATCTTGTCCCATTCAGCGTCTTCGTAAGGGTAACGAGCTAAGTCCCTTGGAAGTGGCTTGTCCTTTAGGTCTGTCCTTTCCTCCCTGATGATTTGGTTGTCTATAATAGTCGTGTAAGTAAACCAAGCGTCAGGAGTATCAAGAAGCTGAACGATCCGATCGTGCTCAGCACGATTAGCCAACCGATGACCTGTTGGGTCGGTGAGATAGTCTTCGCCGATTTGGCAGAAAAACCGCAATCCCCATTCGGTCGTTTCATGTCTGACGAGCGCACTTTCACACTCCACTCCTTGAATATTGGTTTGAAGGTCACGGCTGATATAGACACGTTGACCATCTTCAGAGATTCCTGCACCAAACGGAATGAAGAATGTCCGAATGGGCTTAAAGAAGAATGCCTTGAGCAAGTAAAGATGGAAAGGAATATTGTCCTTCCGCAGTTGCTCCAAGTATTCTTCGTCACCTACTACGTCGTCTATGTCGCCGGCTGACATGCTCTTCCTCTACAGTTGCTGGCAAGCAAGTTGCCTTGACGTTCTCGAATAGCTCCCATTTATTCAAGTAGGCATAGCATTCATCTTCTGAGTTGAAGGCCTCGATTGGTATCCAAAGCTCAGCGGTGATGAAGACGATCATAACCCATTGGGTCATTCTTGGAACCACTTCATTGGAGCCTTCCCTCAATGAGTTTGGAAAGCTGATATTGAGTCTTCTTGAAGTTCTCAGCTACTCCAAGCCACATAATGCCCATCTGCGTTCGGCCTTCAGCATTGAATAAATGCGCCAGCATAGCAGCTTTCTCTTGAGCCATGACAAGATGATAGCCAAGTTGAGTATAGCATTCACCAACGGTGGGAACGGACATTAGACCCTCCGAGTTAAAGTCTTGGGCTTTGGCTTCTCGTACCGGTGGAGAAGACCATTGCGGCCTTTAACGAATTTACCCTGAACAATGAGTTGACTTAGCTTTTGATGGTCAATCTTGCGAGCAAGAGTTCGGAACTGACCCATTAGACTCTCCTTGTAACGGTTTGATGCTTTGGTTTCTCGACGCCGAGTTGGGTGAAGAATTGCTCCATTGACATAGCTGGAGCATCACCACCATTGACTTGGTAATGGTCGGGGAGCTGGTCCCAATTCGTGCCGGTTGTGAAGGCTTCGAAGGGAGGGACATTGAGTTCAGCCAACCGCCATGCCTTTGCAGGATAAGCACGATGGCCGGAGGTAGGAATGATCCAACCTTCTTCGTTGCCTATTTGCAAGGGAATGGCGATATCGAACTCAGGTTCGCCACGGACTTTGTGAAGAATCAGATATGGGCCAGGATTTGTCATTGGTTTGATTCCCATTTGTTCGAAGATTCTGTTGATAGTTTCCACATCCTTTAAGGTATATTGTATCCAAGTTTTTCTTCCGGTAGCTCGTGTGATTGTTCCTCCTTTGCTCAAGTAATCGGTAACAAGTTTGTCCAGTTCTGCTCGCTTCATTGGAGGCAAAGCATTCCTCCTATCTTTTTCGGTCACACACTTGTCACTAAAGCCATTATCCCAACTTCTTTTAAAAAGTCCCTTTTTTAGCTTTTCATTCTTGTCGCGGTCATAGATTGCCCATCCCCTTCGAATATGATGGCATTCTGTTGAACAAGTTAATATTCTCCCTTCGCGGAGAGGGTTGCCGCAAATGACACATTGAGTTATGTAGTCACGCCAGTTCATAGGAAGCCCATTGTCCCACGTTACCACAAGTAAAAAGAAAAGTCAAGCGAAATCTTGATCTTCCCTAGTGTTCCCTGGTGTTTCCTGATTTATGCTCTCCTAATAAAAAGGCCCCGAGTGGTTTCTCAGGGGCCAAGTTAGTCACGGCTGAAGGTTTAGTCGTTTACAGCCTTGAGTCCGGGGATATTGTAGGATACCTCCGGGTTGGATTCAGCCTCAAGCTCAGGCTTTGGATAGTCTGGCACAGGCTCCGGGGCCTCGTGAACCACAGGAGCCGTGGAGTTCTGGATATCCTGCATAAGGGCCTTAAAGGAACCCTGGAACGCCGACAGCTTTTGTCTAGCTGTGTCTCGGTCACGGCGAGCGGACTCAAGATCGCTTTGAGTCCAACGCAGGTCTGCTCTGGCTTTGCCAAGTTCACCTTCGAGATTGGCAACTTGGTCCTCCAGTTCTTTGACCCGAACGTCACGCCGAAGGATAAGATCCTCCTGCAATTGGATTCGGTCCCGTTGATCCTCTTCGTTCCGTCTTGCTTCGTCCCTCTCAGCTTGGACAGAGGTGTAATCGTCCTTTGCCTTGCTGAGTTCACGAGAGAGTTCCTCATTGCGGTTGCGGACCTCTTGCAGATCCGTTCGAAGAGCTTGGAAGTCAGACTTCAGTTGCTCAAGCTCCCTGACTTGCGTGGAGTATGAGGCAATGGAGTCAACGACACGGGAGAAGAACTCTTTCACTTCACCCTCCGTTACTGGTTGGAAGCCATCCATTTAGATGCTCCTTTGTACGGTTTCGCCTTTGGGTTCGGTACGTTGCCCATTAAGCCCTGGGCCTGGGCTGTCTGGCTTGAATTGCGCTGATCGGCCCTCCTTTCGTAACAGTGGTTGTACGGGGCATATCCTTGAGCAAGTCAAGGAGAGTGGAGTCTTGGGTTGCCTTGGCTGCTTCGGCCGTTGTCTCCGTGATCTTGACCCTGGCACGTTCGATGACTTTCTTGCCAGAATCGGAGAGCAAGTAGGCTTCGGCAGCTTGAGCCATTGCCTTCTTTCCGACGTCTTTCTGTCGGATCTTCTGTGCTCTCATCATTTGCTTGACGATGTTGAGAGCGTCTTTGCGAGCGAGAGCCATGACAGAACGTTCGCCGCCTGCCACCTTCTCATCTTTCTTACTGGCAATGCGAACGGTGCCTTCCTTGATTGACTGGATGTTTTTGACAACGATCGCTTCTGCCGCAGCTTGAGCAGCTTCGAGAGCTTCACCTTCGAGTCCTTTGTTTGCGACTTTGGTAAGGCCGCGAGATGCCATTTGGACTAGACCGATGCGAAGTGCTTCGGTGTAGACTTCAAGCGGAATCTCTTGGGTATTGATGTCGAAGGACTTGCCAGCTTTGGCAACGTAGAGCTCGAGAACGTCTTGGTTATCGGCCATCATATAACTCCTTTGTTTGATGGTCAGTCGTATTCTGCATTCGATCTCCACTACGATATCCAACGCAGCGTCTAGGCCGCTATTCCTGAGGTTAGCCTTCTCTGAGAGAACGGTATTGAGCCATGCGCCTCGACCACCATTCAGCTTGGCCAACTCGATCATGTTTGTCAGGTTCAGCACAGAACTTTAGATGATTGTTGAGCCAACGTTTGGTAGAGAATGCACAGCCACACCGACAGTAGAAGAACCGACTACGCATCGAGCTTTGCTTTTGGAGCAAAGACATCTTCGCGTATCCACAACGTTACTTCGTCAACCATCTGTGACCGGAACTGCGGCTCTTGCTCGATAATCTTGATTAGATTGGCGAGCAAGCTAACAGCAGCACAAGCTACAGCATTGACTTTGGCTTCAGGAGCGAATGCGAACAAGCCTTGTTCCATCGCGTTCATAGCTTCCTTTATTTCTTTCATCGCCTTGACCTTTCTGCGGCCTAGGCGTTGCGTTAGACAGAGGGGAACGGTGAGAACGCAATACCTTTCCCACCGTTCCCCCACGGTAGCACATGTGGACAGCCGTGTCAACATGTTTCTTTGCATGGCTGGTATGCAGATTTTCATGCCTCAATTTGTTCCCGTTTCGTTCCCCTCATTCTTCAATGGCATCTTTGATGATTCGATGCAATTGTTCAGGAGAAGTCTCACTAAGATCGTAGCTTTGAATCAATGTGAGATCTCCTTTGAGACAGGCGCGAAGGAACAAATCCGAGTTGAACTTTGGATTCGTGGCTTTGAGATAGTTGCGAAAGATAAGTGCGATTTCTCCTTTCTGGCATTCGTTGTGAATGCAATGGTTGATGATATGAGCGATATACTCGAAGTGCATTGGAGTCATGTGAGGTGGTTTCATACTTTACTCCATGAAGATTCCAAGGATAAAGATTGCGAGAGCGATAGCCATAAGCAGCACGGTTACTTGCCCATAGATGCTCATGGCTTTCCTTTCTGTTTTAGGCCAAGGGCACGAAGAAGAATGTCCGTTGGCGTTGGCGATTCGATTTTAGCATCGTAGACTTTGGCCTTGCGAGATTTGCCAAGCACAGGTTCAGGCGGTTCAGATGGGTTTACTGCCTGATACCTGGGCTTGGGCTTTAGCTTAACCTCCTTTAGATCGGAGGCTTTGTTTCGAGCGGGAATACGAATGTGGTAGATCTTCATTGGCTATCCCCTATTACAGTTGTCCAATAGCCGCCCTTGGGCTTGTACTGGTATCATGTTATTACCCACTCTAGAGCTTTTGCAAGTTGTGAGGCTTCCTCGCGTGAGAGTTCCACGAGTGTCAAACCCTCACTTGAATGAGTGTCTATTTCAATGTAAACCAGACCGCCTTCAAGAGACACTTGTATGTCGTCTCCGTTCAGGTTTCTGAGCAGCCTTACCTTTGCTTCAGGCGGCTTTCGCTTGCTCCCGGCCATGGGGAAGATTAAGCCTTGTCTGGCATTCCATTCAAAGCAAATGCAATCGCCACCATCGGTGATGATTACACGATCAACGATACCTAAGCGTGAAGCAGGGCCTTTGGTTAGGCGTTGTGCTGCTTTCGTTGCTTCTTCGGCGGAAACGAAACGGAGTTCTTCATATTGACCTCCAGTTTGGTCCCACCAATAGACAGAGAATTCGTTGGTCATAGATTGAAGCTCCGGGCTTTGTGTTGCTGATGCTCTCGGTTAGCCTTGACTAAGCAACGAGTATGTGCATATCCAATTTCGTTTGAACGTAAGCGATAGCCTGCCCTACGAAGAGCATTGGTGAATCCAAAGATTGCTCCAGTGGATTCGCCACAAACCCAACAGCAAGGTTTGCGTGGGTTCTTCTTTGGTTGGCGTTCGCGCCATGCTTCAGGTGTTACCATGCCTTGACTCCTTTCTGAGTTGCCACTGAAGCCCTTATCTCTGACCTAAGGGCTTCGATTGCAACTTTACTTGACTTTGGTGATGACGCCGTTGGCAACCGTGCATGAAGCATACCAACGGTGCGGTTCAGGGTAGTGTGGCCCTTCGACATAGATCGTTCCGTCGCGTGGCTCTTGACCGCCAAAGGGTCCGGGTTGATAGTAATGGACCTTTTCGCCAGATTCGACTGCGGCTTTGAGGGCTTTCTTGGTCTTGAAGTTGCGTTCAGTGTACATAGTTATTGCTCCTTTCGTTGAGCCCATTTTACTTTATCCATTTTTCCTCCTCTTTGTTGTACTTGTAGTACATCTTGTTGCTCAGTTGGCGTAGGGTTTTCATCGGTAGTCCTCCGGTCTGTAGAGAGTCGCGACGCTCCACTCGATATGCTGAGACCAATTGGCCTTGGCCCAGGCTAACGCCGCGTCATAGGACGCGAAGGGCGCGACGATCGAGCTGCCGGGTCCTTCCTTCGATTTGGCATATATTGCCCATTCGTGGGCCATTGCTCTACGCTTGTCTTGCAGATCATTCATTGCCGTCAGCCTTTCTGTTTCAGTTGAGTAATGCCGCTTTGGTAGATGCTCCTTTCGCGGTTAGAGTTCGCCCATTGTCTTAGGGTAGCACAGTTTCAAGTCAAAGTCAAGCACAATCTTTGCCTAGTGTTCCCTGATTTGCTCTACAGTTGCCCTAGTGTAGCCCTCATATGTCCTCATTGCCTAGGACGCAGGGGGGGTAGCAATAGGGTTCGGTGACTTGTTTTCTTGTCTTTAAAAAAAAAAAAAGTATATAAGAACCCAACCAAAGCACAACTACCCACACCCATAGCCTACCCCCAGGACTAGGCAATCAGAACATATGAGAGCTATTGTAGAGCTATTGTAGGGATAATCAGAAAACACTAGGGCATATTAGGCGACACTAGACCGCCGCGAATTCGACCGACCGTTCGCAACCGATAGCCCCGCATTCGCGTTGGAGAGCCCGCTGGTTCGTTTTCGGTGCTCGCCCCTTACCGCTCCCCCTGGAGAAGCCCGAAACCCGCCACGGGGGTCCGCAGCGGGTTTCGGAACGAACGGGGAACGACTAAGCGGCGTGTCCGTTTGCATTGCACTCCGCCAGGAAAGCCACCAGCGACGTTGCCTTGCGGCTGCCGCTTGCACCCTCCTTTGGAACGACCGCAACGGACAAGCGGTTATTCCACTTTCCACCCGACACGATTAACTCCATGTCGGCCGGGATTTCGCTGGCATGCTGAGCACGAAGGACATCGGTAAGCGTCTGCTTGTCCTTCTTTGCCCGATCAAGGGCCGCCTGCCAGCCGAACCAAGCATCTTTCCCCGCTTGGTTCAATGTCTTGGGGTCGATCTCTTGCCACTTAGCCTTGAATTGTTCAGCCATGACAAACTCCATCGTCAGGACCGTTCAATGCAAGGTAGCCCGTCCGGCTACCATGCCGAACGTGACGCCAAGGAAGCACCTCGATTGTGGCGAAAATAAGGCGTGAGCCATGTTTGTTCGCATTCCTACCATGCACGATTCGCATATCGGTCGTGGTTTGTTCGTTGTTCGTTCCGGTCCTGTTCACTGTAACATTTCTGCCACTTGACCCACCCGCCCCCAAAATTTACCACTTCAGGCGGCCAGAGAGGCCACGCGCAAATTTTTTAATAAAACCAACACCCATATCCTAGATGCGTCGTGTAATCTTGGGTAAGGATAATAGAAGAGAAGAGTGCGCAACTGCATTGTCTTCAAACCACCAATACCAAGCCGCTTCTTTCCACCAAGTAACAGCTTTGTGAACTACGTCTCCAGAGTCGGAAAGGAGTTTGCCAATGTAAGTGACATTCAATAACTTGGGGTGTGATAACGGGCCAGAAACGGAAAAGCCTTCTCTCCTTAGTAGAGAATAAGCATCTAGGATTCTATGTTGTTCCTGATTGCATATAACCAAATTCGATGGCATGTCATTTAAACTGTTCCCATCAATATGATGTACTTGCACACCTTGGGAAAGTCTTCCTTTCATGGCGAACATGGCAACCGCTCTGCTTCTCATGGTGTTTGCATAGGTAAAGTCAGGAAGTTGGATTGCTATTACGAACTCAACCCGGTTCTTACCTGATTTCTTTTTGAATGTTCCATGACTCATTAGAATCTCCCATTTCGGCCAATTAAATTGGCCTCATTATACTGTAGCATACTTTTGAAGAAAAGTCAAAAAGAATTTTCATCTTCCCTCTAGCTTAATCGCCTCATGAACCTATTTAAGAAAAGATTTCGCTTGACTTTTAATCGGACCTATGATACCCTGGCACAATGGGAGGAGTGTATCCAATGGTGACGCATGATTGGGCGGGGAAGGCCACCGAAGCAAATCGAAATAACCGAGGTTAAGGAATTAACCGAGGAAGAGGCTGCTTCGCTTCCGACGAAGGGTAATGTCTCGAACATTGCAAAGATTCGAGACTCCCACCATATGATTGCAAAGCTTCTCGCGATGGGCCTTCGCGTTTCAGAAGTTGCCCTTCGAACGGGCTATTCCGTGACTCGCATCTCAACGTTGAGTCGAAGCCCAATGATGAAAGACTTAATTGCTTACTACCGTAGCCTCGACACAACCGAGTTTATCCAAGAACGAGATGAATACTACGAAACGGTTGCGGCTACGCGAATAATGTCTGCTCGACTAATCAACGATAAACTCGGGGATTGCGAACCTGACGACATTTCATTCCGCGAACTGGTAATGATCCACTCCGACGCTGCCGACCGAACTGGCTATCCTAAGAGGCAGATTGCCGTCAATGTCAACCTGGACTTTGCGGCACGTCTGGACAAGGCGGTTGAACGTTCTAAGGTGCAACGGCTCAAGGTCATAGAGTCGAGCAACCTAAAGTCCGGGCCCGTGCTTAATATCGTGCCTGATCCCGGACCATCCAAACCAACCGAGCCAGACGGATTCAGGAGGCGGATCTAGAGGTGCGCTCAGGCAGCGTCTACCACGACTGATTGCCTTGAGTGCTGCGTGTGGGGTGGAGGTGCTCTTTTCGCCTTGACCGCCTTGCCCCACACGATTCTCCGTGTAGGCATTGGAAGACAAGCTTCTTGACTGGCTAGGCTCAACGTCAACCGATCCCCTCGCTTTCGTCTACGGTGCATTCCCTTGGCGAGAACCGGGAACGCTGGAGCCTTATGATGGACCAGAACCTTGGCAAGCCGACATCCTGCGGTTGGTACGAGATGGTTTGTCGGTTGACAAAGCAATACAAATGGCCACAGCCTCAGGCCATGGAGTTGGCAAGACTGCTCTTGTCTCTTGGCTCATACTGTGGGCAATCTCGACCAAGCCAGATACTAGAGGAGTTGTCACGGCTAACACGGAAACCCAACTCCGAACCAAGACCTGGGCAGAACTCGGAAAGTGGTATCACAGATTCATCGGAAAAGAATACTTCACCTTAACCGCAACCGCAATCTTTAGCATTGATCAAGCACATGAAAGAACGTGGCGAATCGACATGGTTCCGTGGTCAGAACGGAACACTGAGGCGTTCGCTGGATTGCATAACAAAGGCCGAAGGATACTGGTTATCTTCGACGAAGCGTCGGCCATCCCTGATGTTATCTGGGAAACTACCGAAGGTGCACTTACCGATAGTGAGACTGAGATTGTTTGGTGCGTCTTTGGGAATCCTACTCGAAACACAGGGCGCTTTAGAGAGTGCTTTCCAGGTCAACGGTTTGCCTCGGTATGGAAGACTAAACAGGTCGACTCGCGTGAGGTTAGCCTCACGAATAAGGAACAGATTCGTTCGTGGATTGACGCATACGGCGAGGACTCGGATTTCGTCAGGATACGTGTTCGGGGTGTGTTTCCCCGAACGGGCGAAATGGAGTTTATCTCAGCCACCGATGTTGAGGAAGCTGCT